CAGCACATTCGCATGTTAATTTCATGCAAATGGCTTCTGATCGTGCAGCCTATCGTTTGCGTGACCAGTATGACCAAGACGTTCTTGGTTACCTGTCTGGCTTCTCCCAGTCTGCTAAACACACTCAAGCTGACACTGTTCGCACGACCGCTCCCGGTACTAAAGCAGTCACCACTGCTGGTGCAGATGAGCTTTTGACTACGATGAAACTTACCCGTCCTAACTTTGGTAACCTTAGTTCTGCTGGTTCGACTGGTGACTCGATTCCGTTGGCTCCAAGACTTCCCGGTGCTACTACTGTCCCAACAACTACGGTTGCTCCTTTGACGGTTATTTCCAGAATGGGCCGTTTGATGGATCAGCAATTTGTTGATACGCAAGGTCGCTGGCTTGTTGTTGATCCGGTGTTTGTTGAACTCCTTAAAGACGAAGACAGCCGCTTGTTCAATGGTTTGTTTGGCGGCGAAGGCTTGCAGAATGGTTTGATTATCAACAATCTGCATGGATTCCGTGTTTATGTTTCTAACAATCTGCCAAAGATTGGTACTGGTCCCGGCACTACTGGTGCTTCGGCTCAGTCTTCTAACTTTGGTGTAATTGTTGCTGGTCACGATAGTGCTATTGCAACTGCTCAGCAAATTACTAAGACTGAAACCTACCGCGATCCAGACAGCTTTGCTGACATTGTGCGTGGCATGCATCTTTATGGCCGCAAGATTTTGCGTCCTGAAGGCATTGTTACTGCTAGATATAACGCTGCTTAAGGAGAACATAAATGGCAACGATTTCCACTCTATCAAATGCCGTTGGAGCAGGTACGCACCCTTCACGCGGCGTTCGTCAAATGCCTTATGTTGTAGAAAACATCATTGATTTGGCTGCTGCTGTTACGGCAAAAGGCAGTGCTTTGGCTGCTGCTGATGTGATTGAGGCTCTTCAGATTCCAGCACAATCCGTTGTGTTGGCTGCTGGCTTTGAAATTATCAGTGCTGTAACGGGTAGCTGCACGGTGAGCTTGGGCGTTACTGGTGTAACGGCTGCTGCTTATGTGTCTGCTTTCGGTGTAACTGGCTCTCTTGCTGTGGGTGACTATGCCACTCCAGCTACTGCCGGTTACCCTATTGTGACTAAAGCTGCTGACACCTTGGACTTGCTGTTGGTTACTGAAACCACCACGCTAAGTGCCGGTAAGATCCGCGTCTTTGCTGTTATCTGTGACATTGTAGACCGTAGAGACAACTTGGGTCTGTCAGTTGATCGCGATCAGCTTGCTTAATAGCTGATGTGGGAGGGGCTTAACTGCCTCTCCCATTTTTGTATGCTCCATTAGAGAGCGTTTTTAAAATTAAAGGGGTTCTCTAATGGCTATTACTTCTGCCCTTTGTACAAGCTTTAAAAAAGAATTGCTTGAGCGTAAACATGATTTTAATGCTACAAGCGGACATACATTTAAGATTGCTTTGTACACTTCTTCAGCAACACTAGGTGCTTCCACTACTAACTATACCACTTCTGATGAAGTAGTAGGTACTGGCTACACTGCTGGTGGTACTACTCTTACAAACATTGATCCAACTAGCAGCGGAACTACAGCATTCATTGATTTTGCTGATGCTACTTGGCCTAGTGCAACTATTACCGCTGCTGGCGCTTTGATTTATAATACAACCACTGATGGTGGATCAGCCACAACTAATGCTGTAGCTGTCATCTCTTTTGGTGGCGACAAAACATCAACTAACGGTGACTTTGTAATTCAATTCCCAGCAGCAGACGCAAGCAACGCTATTGTCCGTATTGCATAAAGAATCGTAGTAATGGCTACGACAACCCGTTCGGGTGCTATATATGGCATTGGTGTATACGCGGTTTCTCGTTACGGCAAAAGCAATGTTACATATGTACCTGATGGGGTGGAAGGTACAGCAACATTAAATAGTAATGTTGTTATTAGTGGTGATGCTAACCATGTAGTTGTTAGTTTAGTAGCTACGGGTGCTGTTGGTAGTGTTGGAGTTGTTGGTGCAGCAGTAACTAGTGTTGTTGGTGTATCCGCAACTAGTTCTGTTAATGATGGTGTATCGTTTAGTTTAGGCTGCACTGTTACACCAACTGGCTTAACAGCTACAAGCAATATAGGTAGTGTTACTACCATTGCCAAAGCATCTACTGTAGCGGCTGGTGTATCTGCTACTGGTAGTGTTGGTAGTGTTACAGTGGTGGCTAAGGCAGTAACTGTACTGTCAGGTGTATCGGCTACAACAGCAATAGGGATTGTAGATGTTAGATCTATTAACAGAATTCCTGTTAATGGCTTTGAAGCTACAACACACTTAGGTAGTGTAACAGTTGTAGCTAAAGCAACTACTGTCTTAGTAGGTGTAGAAGGTGTTGGGGATTTAGGCAGCGTTACTGCAATATCTCAGGCTCTAGTAGTAGTATCTGGTGTATCTGGTACAACATCACTTGGTGATGTAGTAGTAGCTAACAATGCAATACCTACCTTTGATAGTGTATCTGCTACAGGAGATGTAGGCACAGTTGTTGTTATAGTTAGTGTGTTTAACTATGCTGCTGTAGCTTCTTTATATGACAGAAAACGAATTGTGTATGTTGAGAGACAAAGCACAGCAAAAGAAAAAACAGTATTAGTGATGGCTGAGTCTCGTAGAGTGTATGTAGATAGACAACCTACTAGATATGATAGAAGTGCTTTAGTAGCATAGGGGTTTAGATAATGTCTTTTCGTTGGCCCAATAAAGACCCAGATGAAATTTTAGACTACAGCGTAGACTGGTCTAGGTTTTTAAATGGTGCAACAATTACTACATGTGTCTGGTCTGTAGATGACAGCACTGGTACAAAAACAGCCATCACAGCAGGTAGTGTTGTTAATGGTATTCAGAATGTAGCACAGACTATTTCTGGTAGTATCACTACAATTAATTTAGGCTTAGGCACTAATAATATTGAATATAAATTTTATTGCCGTATCACTGATAATAGTGGTAATATAGCAGAGCGGGTGGTTCGCTTACGAGTTAAGGAACAATGATATGGCATATGACTATATTGGTTTAACCAATGAAGTGAATAGAAGACTGAATGAAGTAGAACTTACTTCTTCAAACTTCAGCAATGCTACAGGTTTTTATGCACATATTAAAGATGCTGTAAATGCATCTATTCGTGATATCAACCACACTCACTATGAATGGCCTTTCAATCATGTGTTGGCTGAGGAGACATTGACAGCAGGGACAACTAGATATGCTTTCCCCACTGATGCAAGCACTATTGACTTTGACACTTTTAGAATTAAAGAAGACGCTACACTTGGTAACGATACAGCTAGACTAGGTGTAATTACCTATGATGACTATTTACAGCGTTTTGTAGATCAAGAATATTCTACAGACACTTCTAATCGTGAAGTTCCTTCTTATGTGTTTCATGCCCCAAGTCTTGAGTGGGGTGTTGTTCCTGCTCCAGATAAAGCATATGAAATTGCTTATGAATATTACAGAATTCCTGTAGATCTTTCTAGTGATACAGATGTTCCTTCCATTCCTGAACGATTTAAACAAGTGATTTTAGATGGTGCTATGTATCATGCTTACATGTTTAGAAGCAATGAGCAAGCAGCAACTCTAGCTAAAACTAAGTTTGATGAAGGCATTAAAAAAATGCGTATTCTTCTTATCAATAAATATGTATATATGCAGTCCACTGCAATTACACAATCCACACCTTTTGGTTGGGTTGGAAATAGGGTTAAATAATGGCTGACGGGTGGCAGACGTACCCTTTTGAATTTCGTGGTGGATTGATTTCAAATCTTTCCCCACTACAGCAAGGAACACAAGCTCCCGGTAGTGCAAGGCTTTTAAAGAATTTTGAGCCTTCAGTGGACGGCGGCTATATGCGTATTGAAGGCTATAACAAATACGATAGTGCGTTTGTTCCTGCTTATGGCAATCCTAAAGTGCAGGGTAGTGGACAAACGGGTACTACGCTCATTATATCTAACATCTTAACTGCTCCTGTTGCAGGGTCTACATTCACTATTGCTGGTGTTACTGGAACCTATACAATTGCTGTTGCTGGTGTATCTTACGACTCCACTTACAAAATAGCCACTGTTACACTTACAGCGGCCTTAGCCTCTAGTCCTGCCGATAAAGCTGCTGTCACATTCACTTCTCATACAGGCATAGTGAAGGGTTTAGCTGCTTGGAAGAACACTGTTGTGGCTTCTAGAAATGCTGACATTTATAGCACTACAGGCACTGGCTTTACTAAGATTAGTGTTCCTTATTATGGGACAGTGCTTGTTAATGGTGGAAGTCAAACAGGAAGCACTATTGCTATAGATGGGCTGACTAAAGCTCCACAGATTGGTGATACTTTTAGTATTGCTGGCATTGAGAAAGTGTATACAGTGTTGGTTGTTCCCACTGTTACATCCACAGCAGCCACTGTTTCCATCTATCCAGCATTAGCATCAAGCCCAGCAGACAATGCTGCTGTTACTTGGTTATCCGCTAATAGAACAAGCAATTATAAAACTAGATTTAGTAAATATAGACTTGGTAATACTGAAAGAATAGTTGGGGTGGACGGTACAAACTATCCATTTATCTATGATGGTATAACTTTTAAAGTTTTATCGGATAAGACAACAGATATTTTAGGCGCTCAATTTGTTGTTAGCCATAAGAACCAATTGTTTTTTGCTAAGGATGGAAGCATTATATTCACTGCTCCATATACTGACGATGATTTCACTGCTGCTGCTGGATCTGGTATTATCAATGTTGGTGGGATAATTACAGGAATTGTTGTATTTAGAGAGGCACTAATAATTTTTACAGAAAAAACTATTAGTCAACTTACTGGTACGAGCATTCAAGATTTTTCTTTACAGCCAATTACTAAAAATGTAGGGTGTGTGGCTCCTGATACCATCCAAGAAGTTGGTGGTGATGTTATGTTCTTAGGTCCAGAAGGTTTAAGACTATTCAGTGCTACAGATCGTGTTGGTGACTTTAATTTAGGTGTAGTGTCTAAACCAATTCAACCTGAGACAACTTCTTTAATTAATGCTCATTCTTCATTTGCTAGTTGTGTTATTAAACAGAAGTCACAATATAGAATATTTGGTTATAATGATAGCATTACTGCTTCAAATGCTAAAGGCATATTAGGTACACAAATTAGTCCTGAAGCCACTGGTGGTATTGCTTGGGCAGAGATAGTTGGATTTAAATGTTATGTAGCAGACGGTGATTATCAAAATCAAACAGAAACAATTGTGTTTGCTAATAATGATGGGTATGTGTATGAGATGGAGCAGGGGAATAGTTTTGATGGTAGTAATATCGTTGCTTCTTTTGCCACTCCATATATACCTATTAATGATTTTAGAATAAGAAAGACTTTTTATAAGCTTTATCTTTACACAGATCCACAAGGATCTGTTACAACCTCAGTAAATTTAAAGCTAGATTTTGATGATCAAGGATCTGTACAGCCTCCAACAATAACGCTATCAAACAGCGCAGGTAGTGTAGGTTTTTATGGTAGCAGTGTTGCTAAGTATGGAACCACCCTTTATGGTGATAAACTTAAGAAGCAGTTTCAAACACAGGTTATTGGTTCTGGCTTCTCTGTATCATTACAATTTGTTTCGGATAGTCAAGACCCTCCGTTTTCTCTGGACGCTGCAACGCTAGAGTATGCCATACACGATAGAAGATAAGGAATAGTTATGACGGGATATGTTCGTAAAGATACCACTAATAACATTGCTGATGGCAACGTAATTAATGCTGCTGATTTAGATGCAGAGTTTGATGGTGTTCAAGCTGCTTTTAATGCGTCCACTGGACATAAACATGATGGTACAGCTAGTGAAGGCGCTACGATTAATGCGCTTGGTCCTACACAAGATGTGACTATCTCTGCCACTTTGGTAGCTCCTAAAACTACAAACTTTGTAGACATTGGTAGTTCTGGTTTAAAGTTTAAAGACATGTTCTTAGCTGGTAATGCCAGCATTGGTGGCACATTGGCTGTCACTGGTGTTGCTACATTTACAGCACAGCCTATTCTTTCTAGCCTCACTGCCTCCCGTGCTGTGTTCTCTGATGGCTCTAAAGGTTTGGTGAGTAATGCAATTACAGGCACAGGCAATGTTGTCATGTCTGCAAGCCCCACACTAACTGGCACTATTGGTGGTGCTAGTTTAACTTTAAGTTCGTTGACTTCTGGTCGAGTGACATATGCTGGTACATCTGGCCTACTCCAAGACTCTGCAAACCTGACGTTCAACGGCACGACGTTAACCGCGAACACGCTGAACCTGACAAATGCACTCGGCACAACTTACGGCGGGACGGGACTTACATCATTCACTGCTAACGGTGTTGTCTACGCAAGCTCGTCAAGTGTGTTGGCTACTGGGTCTGCGCTGACGTTTGATGGGACTACTTTAACAAACACTGCTTCTGGTTCGTCTGCATTTGCAGCAACAGGCAAGTCACTGGTGTTTTATAACGCATCAACTAGCGATGCTTTATTAAGGGCTGCTGACGATACATCGACTGTTACCGCATACGGGTTTAACAAAACAGATCATAAATGGTATTCAAGCGGCTCCGAACAAATGCGCTTGACCAGCACGGGGCTGGGTATTGGGACGAGTTCGCCAGCATTTAAATTGGATGTTTCTACTTCTGGTACAACTACTATTCGTTCCATTTCAACAGCAAATGGAGATGTTGGGCGGGTTTTAGTTGCATCAAAAACATCTGGAGCGGTTGATGTAGTTGGCACATTTGCATCAGAAGGAAATGGTTCCGATGTTGCGATTGGGGCTACATCAAATCACCCATTACTTTTCTTAACAAATAACACAGAACGCGCCCGTATAAACTCTAGCGGTCAGTTTGGCTTGGGGACAACAGCCCCAGACTCAATTTTTGGCATTGGTAATACACAAGGAGGAACTCGTTTCTTTTATGACCGTGCTTCCTATGCCAACATATTTGGAGGGTTTAATCATTTAGGTGATAGTGGCGGTTTTGAGTTGTACAGCATCAACGGCTCCTCTGACCAGTCAATTCGTTTTAGCAACGGAGCATCATATGCAGGACGCACCGAACGCATGCGTCTCGACTCCTCCGGCAACCTTGGTATTGGGACGAGTTCGCCGGGATACAAGTTAGATGTAAGCGGCACAGGTTCTGTTGTTGCTCGGATTTCTGGATCGACAAATTCTTCATTGATCCTAAATGCAGGAAGCGGGTTTTTGAATTATATTCAGTATTCGTCTAGTGTTTCTGGTGGACTTCAGTTTTACGACGTCACTAACGCAGCAAACAGGATGTTGCTCGACACCTCCGGCAACCTTGGTATTGGGACAACCACACCAACCCAGAAACTCTATGTCGTTGGCAACGGACTGTTTGACGCTGGCTTTACCTATTGGACAACCACTGCCAGTACCCCCGGCTCTACGTCCCCTGCAATCTGGTCGCCTACTTCCGGAGCGATGGGATTTTGGGCCAATGGCGCTGAACGGATGCGTCTTTCAGACAGCGGCAACTTCCTCATCGGTGGCACCACCGTAAACGTCAACGAAAAACTTGGTGTTTACGGTAACCAAAACTCGTCACTGAACATCCGCGTGCGGAACACCGACGCAGGATCGTCTGCTTCTTCCGCAATTGCCCTCAACGCCGCCGGTAACACTTGGGGCATTGAATGCGGTTCTACCGCGAAGAACAGCAACGCCCTCACCTTTCAAGTGGATTATGGTGGCGCTAACACCGAGCGTATGCGCCTCGACACCTCCGGCAACCTTGGTATTGGGACGACTTCGCCAGACGCAAAGCTGGAAGTTGCATCAGGCAACGCAGAAGCTATTCGGCTTAGTTCAAATTCTTATTTATCCGCTGGGCAGGGTCCGTGGATTGGGTTTGATGGTGGGCCAACATCTACTTGGAATTTGGCGCGTATCCAAGGTACTAGAGCGGGGACTGAATATCAAGGAAACTTGTTATTTTTTACAAATAACAGCGCATCAGATGCAACGGCAGCAATAGAACGGATGCGCCTCGACTCCTCCGGCAAACTCACTGCGTCATATGGAGGTTACATAGAGCCTTCAATTACTCTTGGAACAAACGGCTTTAATATTTACAGTAAAGATTCATGGAACGATAACTTAGTTCATAATTCTGCCGGTGGGATAGCGCAGAGCAGTGTTACGGTGTTCATGGTCGCCACCTCTGGTGGTGGGATTACTACTTTCCCACTTTATTCAAATGGTGGAGATGGGATTGCTTTTCATTTTGCTTATATGAATCCGGGATCTGCTGTATGGACATATAGTACTGGTGTAAACATTACATTCTCTAATGTAGGCAGTAATGTGAACACTTACAATGTTCAAGTGACAGGTGGAGGTGGAATTGTTAGCATTCAAAGAACCGCCGGGACAGCGCCGTACACCTTCTATGTTCAAAGATACTTCTCCCCTTAAGAGGAAAAAACGATGACGACATATACAATGCTTTTGGACAATTTCAATGTCTATTCTAAAGACGGGTTAACTGGCATTTTGCAGTCGGTTCGTTTTACAATCATTGCAAAAAATGGGGAAAGAATGGAAAACAGCTTTCGTCCGGTAACCTTGAATGATCCCGATGCAGATTCTTTTGTTGATTTTAAAAATCTGACTCAAGAGGCTGTCTTGCAATGGGTCATTGACAAGATTGGTCGAGACGAGGTTGAGGCTTTAAAACACGGATTAGATTCCCTGTTAAATGCGCCAGTAAATCCCGATGCCCCGCCTGTGTTAACCCGTGTAGCCGCACCTTGGATCTAAAAGGAAAAATATGACTACTTTCACATGGACCGTAACCCAACTCGACTGCTACCCGCAGTATGACAATCAGACTGACGTTGTTTTCACCGTTCACTGGCAACTAACCGGCACGGACGGCACTTACAATGGCTCGGTCTACTCGACCTGCTCAGTTACCTATGTAGCTGGTGCGCCCTACACGCCCTACGCTGATCTGACGCAAGACCAAGTTCTTGGCTGGATCTGGGCCAGCGGTGTAAACAAAGATTCTGCCGAAGCTGCTGTGCAGACTCAGATTGACAACGCTAAAAACCCACCTGTCATTACTCCTGCGTTGCCTTGGAATAGTTAATATGACTGAAAAGTTAGAGGCAAAATCTCAACTTATTGAGAAAACAGCTTTTGCTGTTTTGCCTATACTTTTCACTTGTGTTGTTTATTTAATGTCAGCATTAGATAAATTGACACATGATGTCACTGTCCTTAATGCTAAAATAAGTTTAGTTGTTACTAGCGATAACAAACAAGCCACTAATAGTGGTGCTGAACTTGCTAGAGAAAAGCTGCGTCAAGACTTAGAAAAAGAGATACAGCGTAATAGAGATATGATTCACGATAATCAGAAACATATCAGCATTATTGAAGACAGAATGGCGAGGAAGTAATGGAAATTGCAGAACTTTTTCTTAAAGCATGGCCGATATTATTGGGTTTTATAACCCTTATTATTGTATTATCTAAGCTTGATCTGCGCGTTGCAGTTTTAGAAGAAAAAGTTAAAACTGCTTTTGAGCTTATTAATAAAATCAAGGATAAGTGATGGCTACAAAAGCTAATGTTTATACAAAGCCTACATTGCGTAAGAAAATTGTAGCTGATGTAAAAGCTGCTGCAACTATGGGTACTGGTGCTGGTGAATGGTCTGCTAGAAAAGCTCAGCTTGTTGCTAAGAAATATAAAGCTGCTGGTGGTGGATATAAATGAAATTGACTAAAGCTCAACAGTCTTTAAAAGATTGGGGAGATCAGCAATGGACCACTAAGTCTGGTAAAAAATCATCAGAAACTGGTGAAAGGTATTTACCAAAAGCAGCAATTAAAAGTCTTAGTAATGCGGAGTATGCAGCAACAACTCGCGCAAAGCGAGAAGGTAAGAAAGAAGGTAAACAATTTGTAGCTCAACCAAAAGCTATTGCTAAGAAAACTAAAAAATTTAGATAATAACGGAGTCTTTTATGTTAGAAATGCTTAGTGGTGGTTTGTTAGGTAGTCTTTTTGGTGGCTTGTTTCGTCTAGCACCAGAAGTGTTAAAATTCTTTGATAAGAAGAACGAAAGGGGGCATGAGCTTTCCATGTTCACTCTCCAAACTGATTTGGAGAAGATGCGTGGTGAGTTTAAGATGGAAGAGAAGTATGTTGACTATTCTTCTAATCAGTTAGATGCAATTAAAGAAGCTTTTAAAGAACAATCAACCACTGCTAAAGAAGCTGGCTGGTTTGTTTCCTCTGTGTCTGCTCTAGTCAGACCCGGAATTACATGGGCTTTGTTCTTTATGTATGCTGCTGTAAAAGCTGCTGCTATTTGCATGGCTTTTCAAGCTAATGCTGATTGGGCAGCAGTAATGACTAGCTCTTGGGGTGCTGATGATTTTGCTATGTTAAATATGTGTCTTACTTTCTGGTTTGTTGGACGATCCATTGAGAAGTATAAAGACAGCAAATGACAACAGAAGCGATCACCATTGCTGCCAACGTCTTAGTAAAACCTTTTGAAGGTTATGCTAAAAAACTTCCCAATGGTGATTGCAAAGCCTATCCAGATCCCGGTACTAAAGGACATCCTTATACTATTGGGTGGGGCTGCACCGGATCTGATATAACGCCTGAGACAGTATGGACCGAAAAGAAAGCACAAGAAGAGCTTGATAAACATCTTCTTTATTTTGCAAGTCAAGTAGCTAAACTTTCTCCTTCTTTGTTAAAAGTAGAAGCCCGTAAATATGCAGCAATTATTAGTTTTGCGTATAATTGCGGAGTGGGTAATTATAGGATTTCTACATTAAAGAAACGAATTGATGCTGGCGATTGGGCTGGAGCACAAGAAGAAATAATGAAATGGAATAAGGCTGCTGGTAGGGTGTTAGCAGGACTAACTAAGAGAAGACAAGCTGAAGCTTCTCTGCTTTCTTGATGGAAACTAACATGACTGAAATTGACCCGTTTACTTATGGACAATTAACAGCCAAAGTGGAAAGCCTTGAAAAAAAAGTGGATAAGCTTGAGGAAGGTGTTTCTCAGCTACTAGAACTTGCCAACAAAAGCAAAGGTGGCTTTTGGGTAGGTATGGTTATTGCTTCTTTTTTAGGCGGCGTAATTACATTTGTTATTGATAAGTTGTTTAAATAAGACAAGGCTTTAAGCTGATGGAACAAAACTTCACTGAAACTCAAAAAGAAATTGTAGCTCGTAAATTGGGATATGAAGGCCCAATGAGTATGTTTGATAAATTTCTTGAGTCAGATGTTGCTGCACAGCAAAAGTATGGGAAAGTTGTTACGGCTTTAACACCAAAGATGCGTAAAGGTGGAGTGGTACAAAAGTTTGTTGGTGGCGGTGTAGCGGGTGTAAAAGGATCGGTTACTGCTGGTAAGGCCAATACAGAAGTTTCTTATACTGGCGAGCCTGTAATGGGAACCGCACCCACAATTATTGCTGAACAAGCTTCTACAGCAGATGTAATAGCAAAAGCAACAACCGCAGGTGTTAATGCTACACAGGCCACTAAACCAACTGAGTCAACTGCTGGCGTTGCTTCTGCTCCATCTGCTGTTAGTGCAACTAATGCTACAGCAAACGAATCCCAAAAAACTCTTGAAACCGCACAAGCTAAACAAACAGCACAAACTGGTTCAGTTTCTGAATCAGCAAAGGTAAAAGCAGAAACTGGCACAGTTTCTCAAAACGCTCTTGCGACTGCTGCTACAGGAACGGCAGCTAAAATAGTAGAACCGGCTGATAGGGTTTTAACTGAAGCTGAAAAAGCAAAAGCAGCTACAAGGGCTGATATTACTGTTCCTTCAGCAACAGCACAAACTACAGATAAAAAGTTTGAAGCTACTGCTGCTCAATTTACTGGTACTACTCCAGAAGCTCAAGCAGCCGATACTTACAATGTAGCAGCTACTAAAATTGCTGACTTAGACGCTACTAAAGTTGAAGAAGCTGCTAAAGCAGCAGTGACACCAGAAGCAAAAGCAGCCACCACAACAAGAGTTTCTACTGTTGAAGGAGCTACAAGAAGCATTACATCTAATGAGCTTATTGATTTAGACGCTCAAAAACTACAGATTAAAGACGCTGTTCAAGCGACAGCAGCAACAATGACTGCCCTTGATGCAGCCTCTGTAGCAGTGGCTCAACAGGGAAGCTTTAGTCAGGTAATGGCAAGTCCTCAACAAGGTGCTGTAGACGCTGCCAGCACTGTTCAAGGACAGCTTAGTGACCTTATGGCTCAGTTTAATAACGGCACTCCTGCATGGGCTGCTGGAGCCATTAGAACAGCTAATGCTGCTATGGCTGCTAGAGGGTTGGGTAGTAGCTCTATGGCTGGTGCTGCCATTGTTCAAGCAGCAATGGAAAGTGCTACACCAATTGCAGCTAAAGATGCTGAGACATTTGCCACTATGAATTTGGCAAACTTGAGTAATAGACAACAGACAGCTTTAGCTAATGCTGCTGCTGGTCAAAACCTTGAACTAGCAAATTTGAACGCTAGACAACAAGCAGCTTTGCAAAATAGTGCTAATTCTTTTGCGTTGCAAAGTGCAAATCTTTCTAATCAACAAGCTGTTGTTCTTGCCAATGCTCAACTTAAAGCTGGTGTTCAGCTTAAGAACTTAGACGTTGCTACACAAACAGCAATTACTAATGCTGCTAAATACGCAGAAACTAATAACATTAATTTGAATAACAAACAACAGGCTATTTTGCAAAAGTCTGCTGAAAACATGCAAATTGATTTGGCAAATCTTAACAGCACCCAACAAACAGCTCTTGCCAATCTTCAAGTTAGAGCAGCACTTACTGGTCAAGAACTTAGTAATGAACAACAAATGGCAATGCTTAAAAGTACACAGACTTTTGAAGCTGCTAAATTTGATGCTACTAGCAAACAACAAGCTTTCTTGCAAGACGCTCAAGCACAAGCCGCTCTTCAAGGAAAGGTGTTGGATAATAAACAACAAGCAGCGTTGTTCAATGTTTCTTCTAAACTTGAAGAAAGAAAAATCAATCTCAGCAATGAGCAACAAGCTAGATTGTTTAATACAACTAATGCTCTTACTATTGAAACAACCAATCTTTCTAACAAGCAACAGACAGCATTGGCAAATGCACAGATTGATGCTGCTTTAGCAGGGCAAGAGCTTAGTAATAAGCAACAAGTTAATATTACTAACGCTGCTAAAATTTCTGAAATTGCTAATATGAATTTTACAGCAGATCAACAGAATGCTCTTTCTAATGCTCAGTTTATTCAGCAAATTAATTTGGCTGATTTGTCTAACAAACAAGCAACTATATTAGCTAATGCTGCTACATATGCTACAATGGATATGAAAAATCTTGATGCAAGACAGCAAGCTGCTGTTGTGAATGCTCAATCATTCCTTGCAATGGATATGAAAAACTTAGACAATAAACAGCAAATGGAAATTCTTAAATCACAAGAGATTTCTCAAGCTATTCTTAGTGACACCGCTGCTAAAAATGCAGTGTCAATTACTAACGCCACTAATAAATTAGAAGCAGATAAAGTAACTGCTCAACTAACAGCAGCTACTAATCAATTTAATGCTGCTGAGAAAACTAAAGTTTCTATTGCTAATCAAGCTGTGGCTGCTGATGTCTCTAAATTTAACGCTCAACAATCTAACGCAAGAGACGAATTTAATGCTAATTTAGCTACACAAGTAGAAGTTGCTAATAGCAAAGTATTAGCTGAAGTTTCGACAGCAAACACAGCGGCTGTTAATGCAGCTAATGCTGTTAATGCTAAAAATGCTACAGATTTGTCTTCTCTTGAATATTCTCAACTAAGTCAGACATACAGAGATACGTTAACACTTTCATGGAAAAGTGGAGAAACTGAATTAGATAGGACAACAGAACTTATTAAAACTACAATCACCGGCAATGCTGGTATTGCAGCAGCCACTGTTAAAGCAGACGCAGATTCTTCTTCTCAAATTGGACAAGCGGCTATTAATTTGTTAAAAGATGCAACTGCTATTACTACCAACATTGATAAATTCTCAACTTGGCTAGGATCTAGATAATGAAAATTATTAAAGCGTATTTTACTAAAATTGATGACATCATCAATAAAAAACAATCTAATAAAACTAAACCAAAATCTAATACTTTTCTTTCTCCTCTTCAGAAAGAAGAAAAGACTACTAATAAAGATTTAAAACTAGTTGCTGAAATTGTGGAAGGTATTAGAGAAGCCAGAGCGGAGATGAAAAATGGAAGATGATGATATTGAAGAAAAATCAAAAGGCTCTGCTACTGATTTTAGAGGAACCGTTCCGGGTATTTCTTGGACAGTGGCTCCAAAGACTTACGCATGGCAACGTCCTCCTAAATATGTACAAGTAGCAGATATAGCTAAGGTTTATATTGACGCTTTTTCTGATAAAGAAGTTGCTGATTCTATGGTAGACACCATTAAAAGGGGTTTACCACTAGCCTCAATTGCCGAAATGTTAATGCTTAGTGGTGTTGGTAAGGGTACACACACTATTGATTCTGGTATTCTTGTTACTCCTATTATTATTGAATTATTAAAGACACTTGCTATCATTAATGATATAGAATTTCATATGTTTATGGAAGATAAAGTTAAGAAAGAAAAGCCAGTATCTTCTGACATTATTGATGAAGCAATTAAAAGAGCATTTTCTAGTTTTGAAGAAGAAAAAACAGCAACTCCTAAGTCTACTGGTCTTATGAGTAAGGGAGAATAAAATGGGTTTTAGGCTATCGTCATTCCTTGGTGGAGTTGCTGCTGGCTATTCTAAGCTAGTTGAAGAAGAAGAGCAAAGCGGAAAACAATTTGGGTTGTTAGCCGGTAAAAACCTATTGGAAATGCACCAGAAAGCTAAAGAAGATAATGAAACAGAGATTGAAAAGAGAGTGGATATTATTAAAACTCTTCGTTCTTTCAATCCATCATTTACTGAAAGAGAACTAAGAGACTTAGCTGCTAACAATGGTGTTGTTGACATCATCAATAAACAAAAAGGATCAGTTAATTTTGATCCTTCTTCTATTGACTGGAGGTCTTTAATTAAGAAATCTGCTGGTGCTACTGTTGAACCAGACAAAGACACAAGAACTGCTGAAGAAAGAGTTAAACAAGAATATATGCAAGCGTTTTCTGCTGGTCAAGCTGGTGTGGGAGCTATCCCTGCTCCTGCTAACATTGGCAGCAGGGGACAAAAAGCAATGGAAAAAAGCATTGGTGAACTAGCCACTGTATATGGTATTACCAAAGAAGAGCTAATGGCTTCTCGTAAGTATAAAAAAGCTCAACTTGCTGAAGGCGGTATTGAAGTGGATTTTGGTGTACTTAGTCCACAAGATATTGATAAAGATATTAATAAAGCGCAAGTTGCTCTTAATAGAGCTATGCAAAGCGGTGATCGTGTGCAGATTGACTCTGCAAAAAATAAACTTTTTGATTTAAACGATATTAAAAATTCTGGCGATCCTAAGAATTTGTTAGATAATGCTTCTGCTCGTAAAGCTTACGCAAAAGCAAGAATGATAGAAAACCCTTCTGATGAAACTTCAAACCAGTATTCTAATGCTGCTAAGAAATACAACATTGCTTTGGAGGCTTCTATAAATTCTATTGTTGATAAGGCAGAAACTTATGAACAAAAGAATAATGCTCTTATTAATGCAATTGTAAACCTTAAAAAAATAGAAAATAAAACTCCTGACGATTTAACTAAAATTGATGTTTTAAGCAGGGAATTAAGACTACGACAAGAACTACATAAAGTACCAGAAGACCCCAAAAAAGACGAACCAGCATCTGTTAAAGCTGGTACGCTTATAACTGTAGCTAAAGGTGCTTTTGACAAGAGTCTTGCCAATTATCTAGGAAGTGGAAATTATACAGTAGACTCTGCTACTGGTAGTATTATCCCATCTGGCGATGCAAAAACATCAGCAAAAGGTGTTATTCATGCAATGGAGAACGTAATTTCTCAATACACATCAAGAAGTGGTGAGAATAAAGGAAAGGCTTTAAGTGAGGGGCATGCTTTAGCTATGCGCGCTGTTGGTATTTATGTTAACGAAAATGGTGTTCCTAGTATTCCAGCTTATTTAGGTGAAAGAGCAGCAGGAACTCCTGTTGGTGCTTCTCCTACTGGATCGCCATTAGTAGTAAAACCAGCCCCTTCTTC